AATTACATCAGCACCACTTGTAATAATCGGTGCTGTTGCCCCAACTAACGAAGCCGCTAATGTTGCGATCTCTCCAGCAGCAGCAGAAAGTGCCGCTTTAATTCCATCAACTAAACTTTGTCCTTGTGTAACACCAGCAGAATAAAATAATTGAGCACCAGAAGTTCCAACTTGATCTGCGACCGTAGCAACTGAACTTAAAAGACTATTAACTTTACTTACAACAGTTGAACCGCCAGCAATAATTTGATCAGCAATTGCTATTCCAGCATCAGCACCGGCACTTAATACTTCTTGGATTCCACGTTCCGATAAACCAATACTTAAAAGTGTATTAATTTTTTCTGAAAACTTAATTGCTTTGCTTGCTTGTGCTTCTAAACCTGTTAAAAAATCTGTTTCTTCTATTGCTGAAGCAAAATTGATTGTTCCAGTAATTGTGCTAGTAATTGAGTTTTTAAAATCATTAAACGCTTGTTTAGCGCCATCAAGTTGTGATTGTGCATCAGATAAAGCAAAAGAAAATCTGTCTTGAATAACGCTTGTTAATTCTTCAAATTTTTGAACACTTTCATCAGTAATTGTTTTTACACCAGTAAAACTTTTTTTAATGTTAACTAAGGCTTCAGAAGCAGTATCAAGAGAACCCTGAATTGTTGATGGAGCAGTTCCGGCTACAAATTTAGCGAACTCTTTTGAACTTTTTGTAATTTTTTCTTGTTGCTGCTGCAAATTTTTTAAGGCTTGTTCTTTATCTTTTGCTGCCTTTTCAGCAGCCTTTAAAGCGTCTGCTTCTTCTTTTTCTAAATCAATAACTTCATCTGTAGACTTTGCAACAAAACCTAAAGATTTTGCTAATGCTAAATAGCGATCACCAGCGAGTTGAGCAGTTAAAGCATTATTTTCATTAGAGTTTTTAAGTTCATCACCTTGATTTGCAATAAAACCAAATACGTCGCCAAGTGCAGGTATTGCTGCATACATAGGTCCTAAAATACTTAAAACAATAGTTTGACCTGTTTTTTCTAACGCTCGAGTAAATCGATTTGTTTCATCTATAGATAAATCAATTTCGCCAATGTAATAACCCAAACCAACAATAAAATCACCAAGACGATCACTAATATTAGTAATTGAATCTGAAAGTCCACCAACACCGTCCATTTGTTTTGAAGCAAGTTGCAAAGACAAAATTAAGTCATAACCTATTGCTTCTTGTGCTTCTCCAACGCGCTCTGTAAGAATTGCAATTTTTCCAGCCATTGTTCCTGCAGCGGCAGCAGAAGCACCTTGAAATTTATCTTCTAAACTTGTAAGCGCTGCATCTAAATCTTTATTTTTAATAATTGTTGCATCAAGAGGAACACCTAAACGCTTTAATGCTGTAAAGTTTCCCATAGATGCACGAGATAAACCTAAAGTTACTGCTTCTAAATCTCGCCCAGTTGAAGCACTAATATTTAAAGCAAGTTCAAGCATTCTTTGAGATTTAGCAACATCATTTGTTGAAAGCAAAAGTTGATTCATTGCAGGTCGCAATTGCATATCTGATACACCAGTTGCAAATTGCATTTGTGTTATAAAATTTTCAACCTGAGTTTGTTGAAAACCAACACTTAAGTTTTGTAAAGTTCTATTTAAATTAGCAATAGTTTTTTCTTCAGCAATTGCGGCACGAACAGCATCTCTACCGATTTTTATGGCAAAAGCAGTAGCGGCAACACCTGCAGTGGCAAATGCGCCACCAACAACTTTCATTGCTATTGCTTGTTTTTTTGCAGAAGATACGTTTGAATCAGTTAGTGCTGAAAAAGATTTACGTGCATTATTAACACCACGAGGATCAAAGGTTGAAATAATACTAGCGATTAATGCCATTTAATTTCCTCGATTTTTTGCTTGACGAGTATTCCACTCTTTTTCTGTTTCCATTATCGCATTAATTGTTGCTTTTTCGACTTCAGGCAAATTTTTATCAACTGCTTTAAATAACGCTCTCATTGGGCGACCAAATTTTGCTGTTAAATTTTTTGTAAACGTGTTATTCGATTTTGTTCCAGCCCACTCAAAAACAGTTGCTGCACCATCTGATTGCCAAATAGATAAAAGATTTGAATAAAAGTTTTTTCGTGGTCGTCTGCCCGGTAATCCTTTTTTAACTTTAATACCGGATTTTGCTCGACTAGCGTTATATATTGGAAATCCACCTGAGGATCGTTCAACTCCAGCATTTGTTCCCAAACCCGAGTTTTTGCCACCCCAATTAGATAATTGATTTTCGGTTGATGGAAGAAAAAATTCAATATCTTTAACAATAGGTTGCGCTATTTTGCCAAATTCATTTATTAATTGTTTTTTTAAATCTGTTTGCTCATATTTTTGCAAAGCCATAATAAGTTCAGCAGCACCATCGAAACGAATACTTCCATTAGCGTCGGAAGATAATTGTTCAATAGCCATTTATTTCCTCGATCGATTATTTGTTTCAGTAACACGCCAGCGCAAATAGCGTTCCATTGTTCTTACAATTCTAGGCGATAAATTTAAAAGATCATTTGGATTTAAATGAAATTCGTAAGCGAGGTGAATTAAGCGCCAGTGCGCGCTTTGCTCTCCAGGGGGCTTATATCTTCAACCTCATTATCTGGGATAAAACCACAATACGAAATTTCTTCTGACCATTCATTAAATTCTTTTGTTGTTATTTTTTTTCTAAATTCGTAATACCAACACAACCATGTTGTGTGTTTTAATCTAACTTTTTTTGAATCGAAAACAACTGTTATTGGTGAATCAAATTCATCTTCAAATGCAATGAAGTCTGGCCACTCTGCTTTAACGTCACGAGTGGTTTCGTCTTTTAATGTAATGCGCAGGTTTAAATACATTTTTTTCCTTAAGCAGTTGCTCTTGAAACTGTGCCAGTGGTAGGCCAAGTTACTGAAAGTGTAGCGATATCTCCGACACTTGAACTGTAAGGGCTATAAGCAGTGACTAAAGCCACAGCGGTATAAGCGGGATTTGTGCTGGAAACAGTTGCTGAAGTTGGTTTGATTACAACTGTGGCATTGCTTCCAAAAATTGGATACAACGTTGCGTCAACAGAAGCAGCACCAAAATCTTGCATAAAGTTTAAAGTTATTGATCCTGACTTTAAACCAGCAATTCTGGTTCTCCACTCTCCACCAAACGCTGTTGTTTCTAAGTCGTCTGCTGAAAGAGTTAATTCAACTGAGTTAAGACTAGTTGAAAAATTTGCTCCGTTAATTAATACGTTGAAATCCGTTGCGGCGAACTTCGGCATTTTATTTTCTTCTTTCTCTCTTACGCGTAAGTGAGCACAATAAACTCACAACCTAAGTATGTCACATCTCCGACAGAAATTTGACCATAATTTCTCATCTCGGTAACGCGACAATCAAAAACAGTTCCACCAAGAGTTCGATCACCCTCGATTGCTGCTTTAATGCTTGTTGAACCTGTTGTTGAAACATACGTGTCTAATTTTTTTTGAGCATATTTTTCTGCTGCTCTTGAAACGATAAGAATAATTCTAAAAGTTGTTGTATCCATACCACGTTGAAATGTGTCGTCGTATCGTGTTAAGTCAGGAATAATAATTGCAATAGGTGGATTTGGATTGTCTGGTTGTTCTGCTGCAACACGTAAACCAGAAATTGTTGCAAGTCTTGTTGCTAAACCAGCGCGAATATTGGTTATGTTAGCCAATGTTTCTAACCTTACGATACGTGCCGATCAGTTGAGCAACATCAGGATCGAGATCGCGTGTTACACGCATTACTCCCATGTCACCAAATCCTGCAACACCAAGAGGTGAATCAAGACGTTTATAAATTCTTGAAGATTGAATTACGCATGCTTGTGTTACGGCAATTGGAATTGAAGGCCAACCCCAAACACCTGTAATTTTAATTAATGCTTCGCCACCTGAAATTGGCCACAAATAGTCACCGATAGCACGAATTCTTGTATACGGCCAAGCGATCCCATCAGAATTGCCATTTAATGGTTCAAGTTGATAATCGTCGGTTCCCCATGTTGTGTCATAAACACCATCAGCATTATTTGCTGATTGGATCGTAACTGCTGTTCCGGCAATGTCGTCTGTTAATAAAACAAAATCATCTTCAGCAGCAAAATATCTAATTGCTGTTCCAGCGCTATA